TTCCATGTATTTTTATAGAATCTTCTGGTATGGTTACACCGTCATTTAATTTTACTATTTTGTCTGACGATTTAACTATATCATTCAAGTCAGTGTCGAAAATTACGTAACTGAATTGAACAATATATGGCCATAATGTTAGCGTATCGGGGTTTATTATTTTTGAGTTAGGAAGACCAGTTGTCTCTGTGTCGAATACCAAAACGCGCATTTTATTGTATTTAATTTATGTGTTTATGTTATTATTTCTTTTAATAAGATAAACATTTTCGTTTCAATTTTTTTTACACAAAACTTTTGCAAATTCCAAAACTTCTTCTATGCCAAATGGTAATTCCGTGTTCTTTAATTCCATCGATATGTCTCTTTGCGCCATATCCTTTATTAGAATCTATTCCATAATATTCTACCAATGTCGGGTTTTCTTCACACAAATTATGTATATATCTATCTCTCTCAACCTTTGCTAATATTGATGCCGCCGCAATAGAAGCAAACTTATTATCACCACCTTCTACCGTTACATAAGGTATAGATTGAATCTTATTTGTCATTTTATCTAAGTAAGTAATAGGATTAAAATAATTACCATCAATCAATAAACTATACGAATAATCCTTTCCTTCACGCTGTCCTTTTTCATATAATTGATGGTTTAATTGTTTTCTAATTTCAAATACCGAATTATGCATTGACAATTGAGTTGCTTGTAAAATATTTATATCGTCTATCTTTTTTTCATCCTCAAAGCTTATATACCACGCTAATGCGTTCTCTTTTATGTATTGCGAAGCTTCATCTATTTTCTTTTTTGAATGAAATTTTTTACTATCCTTAACCATTGAGCAATCGAAACTATCATCTTTAGGTAAAATTACTGCTGCTGTATAAACCCTCCCAAACAATGGGCCTCTTCCTACTTCATCAACACCTACTTCATATACCGCATCATTTTCATTATAACATTTCTTTAACAATGATATTTTCTTTTTAGGTTTTATATTTTTTTGGGGAGAATTAATACATTCTTCATCTGTAATTTCAGCACCATCACAATGTGTTTTCATTTTATGTATAATTATATTATAAATTAATTCATTTAATTCAATTTTAAATATATATAGTTTTAAACTTTTTTCACTATATAAATTATACAATGAATACCGAAGCATTATTTCTTTTCTTGATTATATTATTAGGACTTCTTTTATGTTCATTTTTAGGAGGTAATTGTAATAATGAAGGGTTTACAACGACAAGCGAACAAAATAATACATCCACAAATGGAAATGGAACATCCACAAATGGAAATGGAACATCCACAAGTTCAAATATGTCTTATGATAATTATAATCATTTTAACGGTTCGTCTACTCAATTAGCATCTGGAACTACATTTAACGGACCAAACGGCGGTTCTGTTGTCGTAAATACAAATAGCGATGGACAACAAACTTTGCAAGTTACATTAAAAAATGGACAACAACCTATGACATTTACAACTCAACAACCAACCTCTTCTAATGAAGGTTATACTAATTATGGTAACAGTGGCAGTGCTACTACATTTTATGGACCAAGTGGAGCTACCGCTACTGTAGTAAATGGAAATAACGGACAACAAGCCATAAATGTCCAAACATCTTCGGGTTCTTATACATACACAGAATCTGGCACATCAACTTATAACCCAAATAATACCAGTTCAACGCAATATTATGGAAGCACTGGAAATACGAATCAGTCTGCCAGTTCCAGTTTAGCATATGAAGGACCATATGGTGGGAGTGCTGGTTCTGTAACCGGTCCTGAAGGAAATACTGCTTATTACGCTCAGGGACCTAATGGAAACACCGCATCAGGAACCACCTCATCGTCAGGATATTACGGCGGAAGTGCTGGTTCTGTAACCGGACCTGAAGGAAATACTGCTTATTACGCTCAAGGACCTAATGGAAACACCGTTGCAGGAACCACCTCATCGTCAGGATATTACGGCGGAAGTGCTGGTTCTGTAACCGGACCTGAAGGAAATACTGCTTATTACGCTCAAGGACCTAATGGAAACACCGTTGCAGGAACCACTAACAATGACTACTATAACTCTTTGCCTCCAGGAATAACAAGCAATCAAATACCTCCAGGACAAGAAGATTTGTATATTTTGAAATCACAAGTTGTCCCGCCTGTTTGTCCTGTTTGTCCCGTTGGCGCGTTGGCACCCAGAGAAGAAAAATGTGCACCTTGTCCTGCGTGTGCCAGATGTCCTGAGCCAAATTTTGAGTGTAAAAAGGTACCCAACTATAATGCTATTGACAATCAATACTTACCCGCACCTGTTTTAAATGATTTTTCTACATTTGGAATGTAAGTTTTTGTATACTTCTTGTTAGCGTTTGCGATGATTTATACAAAATTAAATGGAATGTGTAAAAATGCCAATTGAATAACTATCGGTGTGTTAAATATTTTATTAACTTTTTTACATATTGTGATAAACAAATTTAAAAATAAAATTTCATAAACTTGGTGTTTTATTTTTATAAAGGTGTAACGCATTTTTTATTAATATTAAATGTGGCTCTTTTGTCTTCTTGTGGAACAATGTTGATAACACATTTAGCCTTTTTACCATATAATGGGTCCGTACAACCATTTTCTTTTTTCTTTCTGGTTGAACCTTTTTTGAATTTAAATATTTTGTTTTTTTCTTGAGAACATCTGGACCTAAAAATTTCATATCTATCTCTTACGTCGCAATAAGTTAAATTAGATGTTTTATTCAACATTTTATTAACAGTTTCGTGAAGTTCATAAATGTAACGAGAGAACGTCTCTCTGCTTTTCATATAACACATTTGTAGTGGCTTCTTTTTAAAATTATTAGCAAGATTTATTCTGCAGTGTTTACAAGGCAAAACATTTTTTAAATTTAAGACAAAATCTCGATAATGTTTTTTTTGTTCTTTATTTGGTTCAACAGGATAATTAAAACTCATTGTGTGAAGATAATGCCACATAGCTGGTCCCCATACAGATGTTAAAAATCCATCTCCTGATTTATAATGTTTTTTTGTAAATACATTTTTTTTTGTTTTATTTTGGACATTTTTATTTTTACGAGTTGGGGACATTATATAATATTTAAATATAAAAATAAAATATATATAAAATTTATATGGTTTCGGATACTCCATTTAACTTAATGATTTTTACAGATGAAACAAAAAAGGTTTGTTTATGCTCTGCTAGTTCTATCTTTCTAATTGTTCTTTTCATAATAAGTCCATTAAGCAACTTATTTAAAACTTCCTTTTTTATGAAAATTATTATATTAATAATTCTTCTTTATACGATTTATTTGAACAATAGACAAACCAACTCATTAAGAGAAGCCGGTCTAGTTATTAATTCCGAAAAACTACAGTCTCAATTGAATTTAAATATAATTTGCAGTTATGTATTTACTGTATTCATAAGTTTATTAGTTATTTTTGTTATTAAAAGTATGTTCTGATTTTTTTGCAGATAGAAGTGATTTAGTAAAAGATTGTTTAATTTCCATAATTTTTTTATAATATAATTTATCATTTGAGTAATTATATCTGTTAATTTCAATTAGCTCGCCGTTGTAACTTCTAAACAACATATAAATATAGTATTTTTATATCTTTATGTTGTATTCGTTAAAACAGATTGTTAATTTCTTCTAGAATATATATAAATGGATACTGCAAAACAAATAAACTTCAATTCAGGAGGTTCAATAGAAGGCGGTGGTTTTCTTTCAAAATTACAAAATGCTGGAAGTAATTTAAATGGCACAACAACAATGATCATCCTTTCTATTGTCTTTTTTGCGATTGTTGCAACTATTTATTATTTTTATTACCTCGCCCCTCAAGTAAAGGCGAAATATCAGCCAAATAGCGAATTTAATGTAGAGTCTGGAAATGGGAATACCGCTGAGTTACTATTTTTTTATGCTGATTGGTGTCCTCATTGTAAAACAGCTAAACCAATATGGAATGATTTACAGAGCGAGTATGAAAATAAAACAATTAATGGATACACTGTTGTATTTACTGAAGTAAATTGTTCTGAAGAAACTGCGGAAGTTGATAATATGATGAATAAATACAGTGTTGAAGGTTATCCTACAATTAAATTATTGAAGGACGGACAAATTATCGAGTATGACGCAAAACCCTCAAAAGAAACACTTACTCAATTTTTAAATACTGTTCTATAAATTTTCTCGCTGTTTCTATACCATTTTCAAACAAATTGCGTCTAACTTCCATATTTGTCAATGCGTTTTTTAATACACTAAAACTTAAATAATCCGCATCACAAATCAACTCGTTTTTTATTTGAGGCTGTTTACGGTCTGTATTAACGCTAAATACTGCTTTAAATAAAAAACTTAATAAAAAATCTAACATTGTAGAATCTGAATTCACGTGTTCTTTTTCATCAATATATTTATTTTTAAATCCAAATATTTCGTCTTCGTTTTTACCTGAATCAATACAATAACTTAACGGATAATTGCACGCCATACCTCCATCGATATAGCATTTATTATCAATACATACTGGTGTAACTAATATAGGCAGACAAGATGTCATCTGTATAGCAGTCATAAGAGACAAACCTGGATGTGTTAAATAGGATATATCTTGAACTTTGTATTCATTGATTTCAAACGAATATAAGTGTAATTCTATATTAGACAATTTATAAAAATCATTTAAATTTATATCCATTGGAATGTCTTTAGCATCTAGAAGTGGTTTAAAACATTTTTCAATTGTTTTTTTATCAAAAATACCCTTCTTGGTGTATGCATCAAAAATACTTTGAACTTTAATAGGAAATACGTCCTGCCACGGTCTTTTAATAATATAATCATTTATTGTTTCCCAATCAAATTTAAGACAAATTAATACACCTACAATTGCCCCTGCGGATGTTCCATAAATTGTTTCAATATTTTTTGTATCAAATATTTCATTTTTTTCTAAATGCTGAATAGCACCTAAGATTTGTATCATTATTGGACCACCACCGGAAATAACCAAGTGTTTTATCGTCATTATTATGTAGTGTTTATTTTATCTTTATGTTATTACTAAAATAAAAATAATACAAAACAAGTGTTTAATTTTTTTCTTATGTGAATTTAAATGGCCAATATATTCACATTAGAAAACATTGATGACTTTTCAGAAAAGGTAAATATTGATGATTTGTATGAAAAAAAACGCAAGCAAGATTTGAACAAATTAGAATTATTTAATAAGATATTGAATAGAATACACGTAAAAATTAAAACTGTATCGCGACAAAAGAACGACGAACAAGTTTGTTGGTTTTTAGTTCCCGAAACAATAATTGGTGTTCCAAAATATGACAATGCTGGCTGCATAGCGTATTTAATGAATAAACTGCAAACAAATGGATTTAATGTGAAATACATTCACCCCAATTTACTTTTTATATCATGGAACCATTGGGTACCCTCGTATATAAGAAGTGAAATTAAAAAGAAAACAGGCATTTCTCTCAATGAATATGGGAAAAAAGTAGAAGAAGACGCTGATGTAAAAACGATAGAACCTATAAACCCAAATGATTATATTTTAAATGGAGGAAAAGGACAAAATGATGACCAAAAGGCAGATAAAGATCAAAAGAAAGAGTTTACACCAATTAAGTCTTACAGACCTTCTGGAAATTTGATTTATGATGATGAACTATTAAATAAAATTGAAGGCAAATTCACATAAATTAAAAATGCATATACGAAAAATGTAAAAAAATTTGGGGGAAAGTTTTTTTGAAAAGTGGATTTTGGACATTTATTTTTGTCCATTTTTGAAATCCTTGGATATTTTATGTCAAAAAACATAATTTGTGACCATAATGAAAAATTAGCGTCACACGATTGAAAAAAATAAAATTTATTTGTTACGATAAAATTTTATTATTACAATTAAAAATAATTTAGATGTAATTTTCTGTCACCTATATATGGAAACATTAGGTGACAAAATTACATCAAAAATAAGCAAGAATTTTTTTTGTGAAAATTGTGACTTTAAATGCTGTAAAGTAGGTGACTGGAAGAGACATTTATTGACAGCAAAACATCAAAAAGATGTAAAAGGTGACGTTTTGGTGACATTAGGTGACGCAAATTACATCTTTTACATCTGCGACTTGTGTAAAAAAAGTTATACATCCAGAAACGGTTTATGGAAACACAAAAAGAAGTGTTCTCATTCAAATATACACGATATAACAAATAAGGATGAATTAATTATGATGCTTGTTAAACAAAATACAGAATTAATTAAAGAGCAAACAGATATGAAACAAATGATATTAGAACAACAAAATGTCGTATTAGAAATTGCTAAAAATGGTACACACAATACTACTCATACAAATTCACACAATAAGTCGTTTAATCTCAACTTCTTTTTAAATGAAACTTGTAAGGATGCGATGAATATTATGGATTTTGTAGATTCAATAAAATTACAATTAACAGACTTGGAAAATGTTGGTAAATTTGGTTATGTAGAAGGAATATCAAATATTATAGTAAAAAATCTCAAAGAATTGGATGTTACTAAACGTCCAGTTCATTGCACGGATAAAAAACGCGAAGTATTATATATAAAGGACGACAATAAATGGGAAAAGGAAGATGAAGATAATAATAAAATGCACAAAGCAATAAGAAAGGTCGCGTGTAAAAATCAAAGACTTATTCCAAAATTCAAAGAAGAACATCCAGATTGCGGTAAATATAACTCAAAATTTTCAGACCAATATAATAAAATTATTGTTGAATCAATGGGTGGTTCTGGGGATAATGATTATGAAAAAGAAGAAAAAATAATAAAAAAAATATCGAAAGAAGTAATTCTTGATAAATAAACCCATATTTATACTCCAACAGACCCGAATAATTTACGCGCATTGTTTAATGCTTGTTTTCTTAAACTTTTTCTAGCTTCAGTAATAGAACCTGTTTTTTCTAAAGTTTTTGAGGCAGCAGAAATGGCAGTAACCCATTTTTTTCCAGATTTAGTTTTTTTCTTTCTATTTTTGGAAGTTGTATTTTTTCTTATACTTTTATAACGTTTTGTAGCCATTTATATACTAAAATATTAAATATTTAACAAATGTGATGTAAATATTTAATTATTATTGTTTCTTACAATTTAAGCGCGTCCAGCAGCAGCGGCACGAGAAGCAGCAGCAGCGGCAGCACGAGAAGCAGCAGCAGCACGGGAAGCAGCAGCAGAAGCAGCGCGACCGGCAGCAGCACTACGGGAAGCGGATGCGGAACGAGACGCGGCAGCGGCACGGGAAGCAGCGGCAGAAGCAGAACGAGAAGCAGCGCGTTTCATTCCACGAGAAGCAGAGCGTTTCATTCCACGAGAAGCGGAACGTCTTCTGGATCTATTTCTAGATCTTGAGTGATGATGTTTAGTTGCCATTTATATATATCTCATAGAAAAAAAAAAGAACGTTGAATGATTTATTCATAAATAATTATTTATTTTCCCAAACACTATTTGACGAATGCCACCACATTTTATCGCCTTTTTTAACATCGTAAATTGCCCTAAATATTTTGGTTCGCGATAAAGGAACATTACAACGATATTTGTCTAAAGGATGTGGATTTGTTTTTAATTGTGCTATAATCGCTTTTTTAGAAATTTTTTGTCTAGATTGAATCGCAAAAAATGTAAAAAAGGCTTCGTAAGATAATGATTGAATTGGCAAAATATCTTTGTTCTTAAGCTGGAAATCTCTTAAATATTCTTGACAGATGGCTAGTCCGGAAATATCTGCTAAATCTTCACCTATACTTGGCTCCGCATCAAATGTTATGTTGTCATATTTAGCAAATGTTTCATATTGTTTAATAACATCATTTTGAATTTTTTTAAACTCATTTGCGTCATTTTTTGTCCACCAATTATTCAATCTTCCAAATTCATCATATTTACTTCCTAAATCGTCTAAAGCGTGCGACATTTCGTGTGCTATAGTAAAACCAATACGTGTCAAGTTGTATTCTAATCCTCTTTCGTCTAAATCAACAAACGGTTTTTGTATATATCCTAAAGGTATGTATATACCATTTTCAGTTGGCGTATAATACGCGTTTACTACATAAGCTTGAGAACCTATAAACTTTGGAGGTATTTGTCTCCAATCAATTACTGGAATGTCAACTATATCTTTTCCAACTAATTCAACTGCTTCTTGGTGTCTC